ACGTTTCCTAAGTTCATTGAAGAAGACTCGGACTCCAATTATGTAGAGAAAAGCCCGTAAAAGCCCATTTAATGGCTTCTAGGGGTATTGCTAGCGGGTTAGGACTTGCAAAATGACTCGAGCATGTCCCATATCTCACGATTAATCACTAACGTGACTGTGTGCTCGTCTTTGTGCTTGATGTACGCGTCTTCGAATAAGTCAATGGCACAGTCTTCGAGCGTGACTGGTTTTGTGTCTTCGATCATGATGGTTTCCTATAAGTTAAAGAAGACTGCGCAGGCAAGGGCGATGCCGAATAGAACGGCTATGCTCCAATCGATTAGGCTTTGCATGGTTCATCCCTTAGGCCGTGAATGATTGAGACGTATTCGAGCCATTCTTCGTTTGTCATTTCATGCCCCCCAAGGATGAATGCTTCAGTGGCTCCGTTAGGCTCGCCGTTGGATAAGTACGGTCTATGCGAAACAATTCGACCAGTAGACAATGTGACGTCTTTTCTCATGATGTTTATCTCCATTGGTTAAGTGATGCTGATTGCATCCCATAGCCGACTATTGCTAATCGGCTATAAGCTGAAATCAGGCAGCTAGCGGCATTTCCTCAGCTTGCTCTGCTACTAAGTAATCCATTGCTGCCTGAGCCTTGCTCGCAGCTTTGATGATCGCGTTTTTATCTTGCTTTAAGACTTTGAGCCATGATTCGATATAGCTTGCATGTTGCAACTGACCATCAACGCCAGTTTTCATGCAGAGCATGGCTGCACCTAGTTCTGCGATTAGTTCCTCGAATGCGTAGGCTTCCGAACCGAACCGGTTCATCAATTGGCGATCAAGCCTTGTTTTTGCGCCAGTAGCATGGATGCACTCATGCAGCAATGTTGCGTGATAGTCAGCAAGTGATCGAAAGCTAGCAATTGCAGGCATACCGATTACATCTTTAGAAGCCTGATAGAACGCTCCGCTAGCTTGCTGCACTCCACCATCAAGAGCAAGCCTATCAACTACAGCCTGCACTCTAGAATCAATAGAACCCTGCAGCTTGCCTGAGCCTTTCGAGAATGTTGCACCTTCAATATCGTCAGCATTGAACACAAAGTAATGCTTGAGCATTGGAATAGTCGAATCAACGTCAGCGCCGTTAGCATCCTTTTTAGTGATGCTAAGTTGTTTCCAGAAGATGATAGGCACACCCTTTGAGCCTTTCTTAACGCTCAGGCCTGCATCACTTGCTTGCTTGAACGTGAGCCAAGCATTGGATCGTCCCATGCCCATCATGCCGAGCCAAAGCTGATTAAGACCACGATAGACCGTACCAGAGACCGGATTGTATGACTCGCAATCCTCATGCCAAGGCTTAACCCAAGGCGCAGTACCCTGCTCTAGTTCTGCAATGATGCGGTCAGTGATGATTTGTGCAATATCCATGATGTTTATCCCCAAAGGTTAAGAGGGGCGATCAGCCCCTTTCTGGTTAGTTAGGCGATTGCTTGGTTAGCTTTTAGCCATTCGATCGACCTTTCAGTGCAGTCCATTTCTGTATAGCAAGAATGAGCCTTAGTAATCATGTGCGGTTCCGTTGCTACATTGTCGATACCGTAGGACTCGCCTAAGCATGTGCGAGCTACTTCGGCATTGATAGCAGTGGCGGCTACTGAATACTTGCTGTATGAAGTTTTAACGATGAACCAGTATTGCTGCATTTTGATTTTCATTTGATACACTCCATGAGGTTATAAAAACTATACATATAATCACTACAATTAATATTGTCTAAGCTTTGCTATGTGTGTTCATAGAACTTTAGTATTAGATACACACAAACACACACCGATGCTTAAGATAGGCTCGATAAGTACTCTTAAAATCTTAAAAACTATATATAGGTCTATAGGTGTAGTTCTATAGATATATATAAGGGACTAACTATCTTCGATGAGCTAGGGACATCAATGGATTGTTATCTATACGCTCCCTGCATCAATCGATAAGGGGCGCAAGGGGCGGTAAGCGTTCACCTTTCCCCTGCGCAGTGCATGAGTAGGCATGTGCTCAAGGTGCAACATGGGCAGGCATTGGCCACAATCAAGCACACAGATCAAGCTTTGTTGTGGTATCGAATGGGACGGGGCTTGTGAATTTGAGTGCACCACTACTCTTCCCGCCCCAAGGAAAATTCACTTTTCTTGCCTACCTTAAATATCTATTTGTGTATGATGAGTACATCGACAACATGGAGATGTACGAGATGTTTACGTTAGAGAGAGGTTTAGATATACCGGAGAGGAAGACAGGGCCTAAATACCCTTATGATCAGTTAGAACTAGGAGATAGTTTCTACCTTGAAGGAGGTGACCTATCGAAGTTATGTAATGCTAACTATAGAGAGTGGAGAAGAACAGGAAAGAAGTACACGGCAAGGAAGGTAGAGAATGGTGTAAGGGTGTGGAGGATTGAGTGAAGCATGATGATGCGGTGAGATGGATTACGAAGTATGCAGAAGGTGATCCAAGCTATCCGTATCTGGCGATGAAGTGGTATGAGGATGAGAGAAAGAAACGTCCTTTGAGTGCTGATGAGCAAAAAACGGTGTTGTGGTTAAAGGAAAACTATGGAATTGAAGCCCGATTGCAGAAACTGCCACTACAGCCAAGAAATTGGACTAAAGGAAAGTGATGATGGTAAGGAAGTGGTATTGATCTGCATCCGAGATGGCTTGCTGGCAGAGAAGGTTTGCACCTATTACGAATATGAACCAGGCATTGAATGAAGTTTGACCTTAATCACTTCTACAAGTTCTGCAAGGAACTGAAGGTAGAAACCAAAGAGCTAGGCATTCAACGCTTAGGTAATCGTTTGCTTGGAAGCCAGACCTATGTGATGGAAGAGATCGCCAAGGGTCTGAACAACGACATTCATTTCTTTGTGATTCTCAAGGGAAGACAACTTGGGATTACAACCATATCGCTTGCCTTAGACCTTTACTGGCATTTTAAAAACCCTGGGTTTCAGGGAACGCTCACAACTGACACTGAAGAGAACCGAGACCAGTTTAGAACCACACTTGCCATGTACATGGATGGTTTACCACCGGAGTACAAGATTCCTTTGATGACGCATAACAGGAATCAGATGGTCTTAAAGAACCGATCAAGACTCTTCTACCAGGTAGCTGGCTTGCGAGCTAAGGGGTCATTAGGACGCGGTAAAGGTATTACCTATCTGCATGGCACAGAAACATCGTCTTGGGGTGATGAAGAAGGATTGGCTTCATTGCTAGCTTCCTTGGCAGAGAAGAATCCCAATAGGCTCTACCTTTTTGAAAGCACGGCGCGTGGCTTCAACATGTGGCATGACATGTGGGCTGTGGCTAAGAAGGCAAGAACGCAAAAAGCTATTTTCTGTGGCTGGTGGCGCAATGAACTCTACAGTGCTGATGCCAAGTCAGATGTCTATAAGGTGTACTGGGATGGCAAGCTAAGTCCTGAAGAAAAGGAATGGACAAGAGAGATTAAAAAGCTCTACCAGGTAGAGATCAATTCAAGGCAGATTGCTTGGTGGCGGTGGAAGATGAATGAGGGGATTAAGGATGAAGCCCTCATGTATCAGGAGTTTCCTCCCACGGAAGACTATGCCTTCATCATGACAGGCACATCATTCTTTTCTCATGCCAGATGTACTGATCAAGCCAAGGCTGCTAAGCAGACGCTACCTCGGTTTTATCGCTTTTCGATGGGACAGAACTTTGAAGACACTGAGTTAATTAACTCAACAGAGCGCATGGCAACCTTAAAGCTATGGGAAGAGCCAATTGACAACGCCTTTTACGTTATCGGTGCTGATCCAGCGTATGGAAGCAGCGACTGGGCAGATCGTTTCTGCATCCAAATCTTTAGAGCGTATGCAGACGGACTTGACCAGGTTGCGGAATTCGCTACCTCAGAACTTAACACCTACCAGTTTGCCTGGGTGGTGTGCTACTTGGCAGGGGCTTATCGAAACTCCACCCTCAACCTTGAAGTCAACGGGCCAGGGCAAGCAGTCATCAACGAAATGAGAAACCTTAAAAGGCAGGCACAGACGATGGAGCCTCGCAAGGCAAGAGGTTTACTCGATGTGCTAGGCAATATGTCGCACTACTTGTGGCGGCGTAATGACTCATTAGGCGGTCTATCAAACTCCATTGGCTATCTAACGACGCATTCATCCAAAGAAAGGATGCTGAATTAC